ACGGACCGAAGTCTGACCAAGGGCCGTAAAAAGCCTTTGACCTTAGCTTGTACTCATGATCCCGTCCTTGCCTTGGAGAGCTTGGTACGGAACTGTCAGCCGATAGAAGCTGGTGAGTACGTTCGTCTTTCAAGCGATATAGCATTGCTGCTATGACACCCAACATATTGTTTGGGCGTCTCACCTCCACAGGTGTCGCTTGGAGTCTTAAGCCAGACACACCCTCCCATCCGTGCTCATTACTGATCACGAAGGGGGATGCCTGGCTCTCGTCCCAGTTGCTACAGAGACCATCGGAGTCACCGGCGTGAGCCGGAACTCTTAGGCTCTGAGCAATAAGACGAGGAACCGCTTTGACGACGCGATCGTACGGACGACGTAATTGAGTATCACAACCAAGGTTGCGAGCTCTTTTAAACGCTGCCCGACGTAGACCGTTCGCCAAGCGGAAGAGGGTTTGAACCTCATTAAGACTCTCCTTCTGGAAAAAGGGACGAACTTCATGCCCATCGTAGAAGTCCTTGCCGCAACTTTCTCGAAAGGGGCCCTCGCGGAACGACTTGCTGCTATTAGCAGTAAAGCCGCAGAACGTGAGGACCTCGATCAATAGATCGTAGGCTAAGGACGGAACGATGATATCGTCGCCATACACTCTCACCTCGAAAGGATCAAGCTCAAGCAACTGCACGACCGAGATGGCAAGACTCCAAAAGATCAGAGTCTCCAACTCGAAAGTGTAACCGTTCCCCATAGAGGAGAACTTCTCATAGCGTAACCACTTACCGTCCAATAACCCGACTTTAGATCGGGTCAGATCAAGCCTCTCGAACCACTCATGTGGTAAGAGAAACCGGACCAATTCACGAGCAACAGTATCGCTCGCTGAGGACAGGTCAATAGTAGCTAGAGAGCCGTCGATTGAACCCCGACGGGCCATGTCCTGATTAGGGACCTGGTCGTCAAGATCTAATCCGCACTTAAGCCGTAGCCGTCTCCGCATCAGTTTGCCTAGCCCGAGTTGGGCATAGACATTCATCAGCGGTTCGATTGCTATAGTTCGGTGCGTGACAGCGGTCTTGGGCACGAATGCTATACGGTTGCCTGGGACTAGGCTCATCTCCTCCCGCGTGACGAACGGCCAAAAGCCTTCCGTCTCACAGTTGGTCACTGACCTAGCCCATTGAGGCTGGCTTTGCACAAGCAGAGCCCCGATCTCCGCCATGTCGTGAGACACAGACGGACTGACTTGCAGCTTATCGTAAAGGGAGGTTAACCCCCTTGCCTCGGAGTGATTAAAAGCACCGGGGCCAAATCGACAAGCGTCGAGCCATTCACGAGAATTCACGCTCACCCCTAGGACCCTCTGAACCTCCTGAGCAGCTGCCGAAAGGACAGCTAACACTCGGGGGCCGGCACTATTTTTGGTGCCAGCACAGAGAGCCCTGAAGCGGGCGTTAGTCTCGCCACACGAAACCTCCGATTCGAAGAATTTCTCCTTCGATGCCATGAGAGGATCCACACCTTCTATCTCTAGAGGGGCCTTCTTAAGGAACGAGACGGCTTGGTAGTCGTCACGGAACCGAGTGGGCAGGGTATAATCCCTTGGATTGACAGTCTTGCGGACAAGCTGTTCAACCTCATCATAGCGGAGCAGAATCTCACAACTAAGTGAGACAGGTGTGTTGAGTGACTCATACAAATCAACGGCAACACTCTTCAGAACCCCGGGAGGGGCCCTGAAGTCTCTGCACATTGCGCGCAGAGTTCCTAAGAGGGCTCTTTTAGTAGAGTTTTCCCTCTGTCTGGTCA